CAGGCCATCATCGCCAGCCTCGCCACCTCGCAATACCGACTCAAGGCACGTCCGCAGCAACTCCCACCAGACACCAACTGGCGCATCTGGCTGATTCTCGCAGGACGTGGCTTTGGCAAGACCTGGACGGGCTCGGCGTGGCTCGTGGAGCAAGCCCTCAAACAGCCCAACACCGATTGGGCAGTCGTGGCCCCGACCTTTGGCGACGTTCGACGAATCTGCGTTGAAGGCCCGTCCGGCATACTCAAGGCTCTGACGAAGGAGCAGTTGAAGTTCTACAACCGCTCCAACGGTCAGTTGTACCTGGCTAACGGCTCGGTGATCCACATGATTAGCGCCGACGAACCCGACCGCTCCCGAGGCCTCAACCTCGCTGGCGCGTGGTGCGACGAGTTCGCCGCCTGGCGCTATGAGGAAACCTGGACGGAAGGACTCGTCCCGGCACTACGTATCGGCAACCCCCAAGTGGTTATCACCACAACCCCCCGGCCGACCAAGTTGCTGAAGGAACTTCTGAAGCGTGACGATGGCTCGGTGACGGTGACGCGAGGCTCAACCTTCGACAACGCCGACAACCTCTCCGAAGCAGCTCTCGCCGAACTGCGCGCCCGATACGAGGGAACGCGCATTGGCCGACAGGAACTCTACGGCGAAGTCCTCGAGGACGTAGAAGGCGCCCTGTGGAAACTGTCCGAGATTGACGCCACACGCCTCAAGGACGCTCCCGAGATGGTTCGGATCGTGGTCGCAGTCGACCCGGCCGTGACCTCGGGCGATGACTCGGACGAAACCGGCATCGTCGTAGTGGGCAAAGGGACTGACGGACGCGCCTACGTACTGGCCGACCGCTCCTGCCGAGACACGCCGTTGGGCTGGTCGAAGCGCGTGGTTCAGGCCTACGAGGACTTCAACGCTGACCGAGTGGTGGCCGAGAAGAACCAGGGCGGTGACTTCATCGAGCAGACGCTCCGATCCGTGAACCCGACCCTGCCGTTCAAGGGCGTGACCGCTAAGGTAGGGAAACGGCTCCGGGCTGAACCGGTGGCCGCACTCTACGAGCAAGGCCGAGTCTCACACGTGGGCTCCTTCGACAAGCTCGAGGAACAGATGACCGAGTGGCTCCCGGACTCGGGTACGTCACCCGACCGCCTCGACGCCCTCGTTCACGGCATCACCGAGTTAGGAATCGCAGTGGGCGCAAGTGCCGACCGCTTCTTCGCTCAACTGGGAACCGAGTGTCCGCACTGTGGGCAGATAACGCCACACGGGACTTCGTGCTCAAAGTGTGGAGTCGTACTCACTGATGCAGTCGACGCAAAGACATTTGCTGGCTTCCCATACCCCTCTTAGAAACCTCGTGTAGTCCAAGTCCACGAGGTTGCAAATCTCACACGCCCAGACAAGGCGAACCGCCGACCATTGGTGACTCGTCCAGTCTTCGCACACGCACTAACTCTACTTAGGAGCCTTCCTTGCCGCTATTTGGTCGCAAAGACAAGACTGAAGACATCGCCAAGAAGGTCGCCAACGAGCTCGTCAAGAGCCTCGCTGGTACGCCCTATGCCGGTATGTCGGCATCAGGCTACGCTCCGGGAACGGTCGCTCAACCCACGACGGGCATGGGCGGTCAGGGTCTGATTCAGGTGGCCGGTGAGGCCGTTCCAATGCCACGCCCAGGCGCAGCGTTCGGATCCATGCTCGGCCCGGCCGCGCCTCTGCTCCCAATGCCCATCGACCCGGTGCTCGACACCTCGGGACGTGCGCTCCCTCGTAAGTGGCAGTTCCCCGTAGCGGCGAACCTCAACCTCACCCAGACCGAGGTTCCCTACGAGATTCTGCGCTCACTGGCCGAACAGTGCGACGTGGTTCACCGTTGCATCGAAATCCGCGTCAGCGAAATCACCAAGATGGACTGGTCGTTCAGCCTCTCGAAGCAGGCCATCGCCGACATCATGCAGGAAGAAGGCGTCAGCCACGCTAAGGCGGCGCGTCTCGGTCGCGAGAAGTACGGCGAGGAAATCAACCGCCTGGCCGAGTTCTGGGAGAACCCCTACGTCGCCACCGACCGCTCGTTCAACGAGTGGCTGACCGAAGCCCTGTGGCAAATCTTCGTCTTCGACCAGCTCTGCGTCTATCCGCGCTACTCGTTCGGTAAGAAGTTGCTCGGCCTCGACATCGTGGACGCCAGCACCATCAAGATTCTGTTGGACAACCGAGGCGACATCCCTCACCCACCAGCCCCTGCCTACCAGCAGATTCTGTGGGGATTCCCACGCGGTGAGTTCATCGCCAGCCCGGATGACGAGATCGACGGTTCGTTCTACAACGGCGACGGACGCGACGGTGAGTTCATCACCGACCAACTGTTCGTCAGCGTCAAGAACCGCCGGACTTACTCGCCCTACGGCTACAGCCCCGTGGAACTGTCCATCCCGGCCGCGACCCTCTACCTCGAGCGTCAGACCTGGATGCGTACCGAGTACCAGGCCGGCGCCACGCCCCAGACGTGGATGCGCACCAACTCGCAGGAGATGGACGTTCGCAAGTTGGCCGAGTTCGAGCGAATCCTGAACGACAAGCTCGTAGGTTCGACCGCCGAGCGTATGCGCGTCAAGTTGCTCCCGGACGGCTTCGACCCGGTGGCCATGCCCCAGATTGAAGACCGCTACAAGCCGGAGTACGACGAGTTCATCATCAAGCGCATCGCCAGCGCCTTCGGTGTCGCTCCGCAGCAGTTGGGCGTCATGCCGAAGTCGGGTCTGGGTTCAGCCAAGAACGGCTCGGACGGTGAGGCCGACAACGCCGAAATCGCTTCCAAGAAGCCGATGGAGAACTACATCGTCGAGGTCATCAACTCCATCTCGCGCCGGTTCCTCGACATGGACAAGAACATCACCTTCGTCCTGAACGACAACCAGACGAGCCAGAACGACGAGATTCAGTCAAAGGCCTTCCAGATTGCCCTCGGCTCGGGACAGATGACCCTGAACGACGTGCGCGGTGAGCTCGGTCTGCCCCTGTTCGATGACCCGGCTTCCGACGAACCGTTCTGGGCAACCCCCAACGGCCCCGTGTTCTTCCGTGGATCTATGACCACCGACGCGACCGGCAACACCATCGAGCAGAAGGAACCTGATGCCAGCGTATTGGGCGAATCACCAAAGCCCCAAGTCTCCGAAGGCCAAGAAAGCCCACGCGCCCAAAGCCAAGAAGTCCCACGTGGCGAAGGCGTCGAGCCCCAAGAACCAAGCCAGGGCAGCGAAACGAAGGCTGAAATAGCGGCCTTCCACAAGTTCGTCAAGGGTCGGCTCACTAAGGGCGTGTGGCGTGACTTCACGTTCCGCTACATCAACGAGGATGACGCCTACGAGATGAACCAGAACGCCCAGGCTGTTCTCAAGGGCGAAGGCCACACTCCCCCGAAGGCCGTTCAGGACGCCGCTAAGCGCGCCCTCGAGTGGATTGCGGACGGTAAGGCCGGTGACGGATTCACCGACGTTGGACGCAAGCGCGCGGCCGACCTCGCTCGTGGCGCCTCGGTCTCGATGACCACCATCCGGCGCATGAAGGCCTACTTCGACCGACACCAGGGCGACAAGGACTCGGCCAACTGGAACGACCCGAGCCCGGGCAAGGTCGCGTGGAACGCCTGGGGAGGCGACGCTGGCTACTCGTGGGTCAAGGGAATCATGGGCGAGCAGAAAGCGGTCGAAGCAGACCCTTTTTATTCGAGCCTCTGAACAAGAGGCAAGCCCACGAACTACCCGGCCACGACGCGAAGGTTGAGATCGAGGACTACTACCGGCCTCTAATCGCGAAGGCACTTGAGAGCACCTACTCCGGCTGGCAGGACGCTATCCGCCAAGCGATGGAAGCCAACAAGGCCATCGACCCGATGAAGAAGGCCGACGCTCGCAACGCCGTGGCGCACAACGTCAAGGCCGACAGCGCCAAGTTGGTCAAGGTGTTCAAGCAGCTCTACGCCGACGCCGGTATGAAGGGAACGAAGGAGGCGCTGACCCAGATGGGCGGTGCTGCCAAGATTGGCTCGGGCATGAGTGGCCTCGTCGGTGGTATCGACTGGGAGAACTGGAAGCCCGGACACCCTGCCGCCGCCGAGAAGGTCGCTGGCCGAGGTCTGGCCGACATCCTGCGCAACGCCGACGCAACGATCCGTGGCATCAACAAGACCACGCTGACTCGTATCGCCGACATGATTGCGATGGGACTCGACGCCGGTTCGACGTACCAGGACATCGCCTCGAGCATCGACGGACTGCTGTCTGACCCGAGTCGTGCCGACATCATCAGCATCACCGAAACCAACCGAGCCTTCAACGCCTCGGCCATCGACGAGTACCAAGCGGCCGGTATGCCGGGCTGGGAGTGGCTGGCCTACGAAGGCGCCTGTGACGAGTGCGCCGACCAAGAAGGCCCCCACGAGTTCGGTGACGAGTACCCACCGGCTCACCCGAGCTGCCGGTGCGCTGTAGTGACCCAACTTCCTGACGGAACAACCGAAGAAATAACTACGGAGGAATAACCCCCAATGGCCAAGAACGACATTACCTACGCCTACTTTGGCAGCCTTGAGAAGTCATACGACGAGAAGGGCTTTCTGCACATCAAGGGCGTGGCGACCGACGATAGCGTCGACCTCGACGAGCAAATCTGCGACCCCGACTGGCTCGCCGACGCTATGGACAAGTGGATGGGCATTGGCAACATCCGCGAGATGCACCAGAGCAAGGCTGTCGGCAAGGCGACCTCGATGGAGCGCGTCGGCAACAAGTGGTGGATTGAGGCGAAGGTGGTCGACAAGGACGCCGCGCTCAAACTCGAGGAAGACATCTACTCGGGGCTGTCGGTCGGTATCAAGGGCGCTCGCGTCATCAAGGACGCCTCGGCTCCTGGTGGCCGAATCGTCGGCGGTTCGATCGTGGAAATCTCGGTTGTGGATCGTCCGGCCAACAGCAACGCCAGATTGGAACTATTGAAAGGGGTGGCTGTGGCTACCGTTGAAACCAGCACCGAGGTCGAAGCAGACCTCACCAAGACCAGCGACCTCAATGCCGAGGCCATCTACAACCAGGTGTCGGGCGACGCCGAGAGCGCCAAGCCGATTACCGGCGACACGGCCTTCCAGCCCTGCAACAACTGCGGTGGCACCGGCTTCAAGTCCAACGTGGCGGAGAACGACATCGAGAGCGTCGAGTGCGAGAACTGCGCTGGCACCGGTGTCCAGCCCGAAGGCCAGCACGAGAACATCCGTC